CAAGCCCACCATGGGCCTAATCGGCGAAGGCGGCGAACCGGAATACGTCATTCCCGCTAGCAAAATGCGCGGTGCCATGAGTCGATACGCCGCTGGCACCCGCGGCTCAGCCGTCATTCCCGGCAGCGGCTCCAGCGCAGAAGTCGGCGGCGCGGCAACCGCAACGATGGCGCCCATTGACGTGCGATACAGTATCGAACGCATCAACAACGTGGATTACGTCACCGCCGACCAGTTCCAACGTGGCATGGCACAAGCTGCCCAACAGGGCGCTATCCAAGGCGAACGCCGCGCCATGCGCAGCCTGAAAAACAGCGCCGCCACACGTAGAGGAGTCGGCATCTAATGGAATACGCCTACGGCCACCTGCTCGACATCGGTCCCAGCGGCCAAGCGGCACAGTACCGCTTTCAGAACTACGCGATCAACCAGAACGTAGACGGCTACTTGTTTCTGCCGTTCAGCTTTGGTGGAGCGGTGGCCACACTTCAAGGCGACAACCTCGACGCGACGCTCCAGTTCGCCAACATCAAGATGACACGCGCCTGGATCGTTGACGCCCTCGATAACCTATGGGTTGCCAAGGTCATCACGGTGCTCTGGGAACCCTCCACTGGAGCAGTCCAGCGCACCCTTTACAACTATTGGGGCACCTGTTCAAGTGGCGGCTGGGATGAAACCAGCATCCAAGTCAGCCTGAACTCAGTGCTGGATGCAGTTCAAACCAACATCCCGGGCCGCAGACTGCACCGCTGGCAAGTCGGTAGCATCCCGTTCACCGCGCAAATCAATGTGTGAGCACCTGATCGGCCGAAGGTACGAGTACGGCGGCGACGATTGCATCCACTTGGTCGTGGACGCCCTGAAAGCATTAGGCAAAAACCCGCCGGAGGTTGCAGAGCACTGGTACACATTAAGCCCACGCGGCATCTTGCGGGAGCTGTCGGTTTACTGCGACACTCTGGATGCACCCATCTACGATGGGGACATCATTCTGTTTGGCGCCAAGCCCCCTGAATTCGGAGTCCAATGGCAGAGTGGCATCCTATTCATAAACCCCTTAATTTCCGCAGTGGACTGGAAACCGGTGGGCAGTCTTATGATCCGCCGCTCCTACCGTATGAAATCGCGCTAATTGAAGCGCTTGGCTGCAGCGAAGATGAGTATAAAACTTTTGTCCGTTATGCCGTACAGCGCACATATGTGCGCCCTGCTGAATACGAGCACATACCTGATATCCAGGCAATTCTTCCTGCTGTAGGTTTTGGCGCTGCTGCGCTATTTGGCGGGAGTGCAGCAGCCAAAAGTGCAGCAGCAATTATTGCAACTAACATTGCAATCGGCTTAGCGCTTACAGCAATAAGTCTTTTGCTAGCGCCCAAAGCACCAGCGCTAGAAACACCCGCCAAAATTCGCGGCAAAAAGCTTGCCGATCAGATCGGACCTACCCGCTTCAATCAAACCACCAGTTTCGATAACATCAGCGCCCTTGCTGAATACGGTCAGCCAATTCCTATCCCCTTTGGCAAGCGAGGCACTGGCGCTGACGGCGCTTTAACCGGCGGTCTGATTCTTGCGCCTGCACTGGTGTGGAGCCGCATCTACAGCTACGGCAGCTATCAGGCATTTGAAGGCATCTACGTTGCTGGCGAGTACGGCAGTGACGCCCCCGAACTTGGCGGCATCCGCGTTGGCACCACAGCGCTGAACAGCCTCGGCAACCGCGATTTTGCTGTTTACTGGTCCTCCCAGCTTGGTGAAAATCGCCCTACGCCTAGTCGGCGTATTGCTGGTACAGATCAAGGTGGCGCCAGCGGCACTGTTGGCCGCCAGATTTTTACCGCTCCAACCGAGGACGGACAGTTCAGCCAAGGGTTTTCCATGGCTTACACCCCTCAAGCGGATACGTCGTTTGGAACAGCTGAGCCAATCCACAACGGCACGGCATTCCGCTTCAACTGGGAAATCATCTCGGCGCCTTATGCAGCAACCGAAGGCCCGGACAATAAAGATGCTCGCGTAGAAACTCAAGCCCGCCGCCGCAAGATCGCTGGTTCCGATGCTGATGTTCTGCATCGCTACGCAGATCAACCCAAGGAGGATATTCCGCAGGTCGGGATGCCTGGCGTTGGACGTGCCTACTCCCGTCGCATGGGTTTCGTTGCTCACAACGGCACAACCTACGACAACCGCACAATCCTGGCAGTGTCAGAAAATGACACGCTGGTATTTGAAATTAACGGCACTAACTGGAAAGAGTTCAATCAAGATGACTTCAAAGGTACAGAAGTAAACGTTAAAGATCTAAAAGCATCTGCTGATTCGTGGCGAGCCCGTGCATCTGATTTGCTAGCGATCGGATCCAAGTGGATCATTGGCTCTTCTGTTTGGGTCGTAGAAAGCAGAAGTCCTGATACATGGAAAAAAGGTGTTACACAGCAAATCACATTTCGCTGCACCGCAATCACAGGTGTTGCCACCGTAGGCATCCCTGGCACACGCACCGTCCGCGAACCCCTCGGCGGCTATGAAGGCAGCCTTTTCAACCCCAACAAACACTGCGGCGCAGCTTTCTTCAACATCTGCCGTCTGCATATGGCAAGCATCCGTCCCGTGCGACGTGATGCCCAAGTCATCGAAATTGGACTCCGTAGCCAAGTCTGGAACCGCGCCAACGGCCTGTGCAACTTCAACGCAATTCCTACTCCTTTCAAGCTGCATCAGCTCGATAAGCAGGACATTACGCTTACAACGCCTCGAATGGATAAGTACTTCGAGCGCACATCGTGCTTTTCTATTTGGGTACGCCCAGTTCAGGTGTATGGCCAAGCCCAGCAGCCTTGGCGCAGGATGCCGCAAGTTTTCTGCGTTACTGGTAATGCGCCAGTCGATCAGTACAACTACATCCGCATTCGTCCTAAGCAAATTGGATACTACGAGTACCGATTTATTCCGCGTACGGGATCGGATATTGCAATCAACAGCATAGATACAAACAGAGTTATCCGCTTAAATGCGAATACTGGCAGCATCTTGGGAATAGATTTAGACACAGACTATGGCGGTTTTAGAATCACAACCAACGGCGATGACACTATAACTATTGCTGACATTCGCTTAAACGACGAACTTGTAACAGATCCACAAGAAGGCAGCAGTGTAACCACCACTCAAACAACTATTCCATCAGCACTATCGCAGTACGACACCACATCCAGCAATGGCAGCGTACAACAGATTACTAATGCGTGGCTCACTGCTGTACTGGGCTATGCACGTGACAATGCGGGTAAGGAAAACAGTGCTGACATAACAATCGACAAGCCCAACGTCGGGCAAATTGTGTTTACTGTCAAAGCTACGTCCGTAGCCGGCGTACTGGGCTCTACCATTGGAGATGTATACTTAGCTACAAACAAAGGAAGCACGTATATATGGAGCGGCATGTCTTTCACGGTAAAGTCCGCGAACGGAACATGGAATACATCGCACAAATTTACAGTGGTTGTAAATGTTGATAACGATTTTTCAAAAGTAGGCGGCTACTCGGAGGTCAACGTTGCCTTTGCTGTTACTGCTGTCCAAGCCGTATCCACAGTCAACAGTTCCACAGTCAGCAGCGCTGAACGCGTCTTTGAGGAAAGCTCGCAAGTTTCAGACTGCAGCCACTACCTGGAACTGACCAAATCCAATGAAAGCGGACCCGAGCATCAGATCGTTTACGTCAACGAGTGCATTTCCAACGAAACACTTGCCGAGTACTACGGCATGTCCACGCTGGGATTCACCGTTAAGTCCAGCGGTCAACTTGGCGGTATCGGTCAAATCCGCGCTTGGGTGCCAACCGGTATCAGCGTTTACCGCTTGATTGAGCAGGACAACAGACCCAGCAACCTTTTCGCAGATCTGGTCTACTACCTACTGACCAGCAAGAGCCAAGGCGTCGGCAATGTCGTCCCTACAGAGCTGATCGACGTCGACTCACTCACCACAACCGCCCAGTACTTACGCGCCAACAAGATCTTCTTTGACGGCGTGGTGGAAGACAGCGACAGCCTGCGCTCATTCCTCTACGACAACGCAGCCCTGCAGCTCTGTAACTTCACGATCAAAAACGGCCGTTTCGGCATGATGCCGGCGCTGCCCTACGACAGCAGCTACCAGATCAGCACCCGTCCGATTGCAATCGAGCAGATCTTTACCTCGGGCAATATCATCCAAGACAGCCTGCAGGTGCAGTACATAGATGCTGCCCAACGCTCCAATTTTCGTGCCCTTGTGAGCTGGCGCGTCACCGTAGAAAACGACCTACCCACACAAGCCTCAGCGCTAGTGGACTGGGCGGACATTCCAGAAGGCAGCCGCTCCACAACCCAGCAAGCGTTCGACCTAACGGACTTCTGCACCAATCGCGCCCAAGCAGTGAAAACCGCGCGGTTCCTGCTGAGCATTCGCCGCCGCGTCACCCACACGGTCAGCTTCAAAACCGTCCCCGACGCTCTCGGGATCCAACCCGGCTCCTACATCCGTGTGATTACCGAGTCCACCAGCTACAGCGCCACCAACAACGGCGGCATTACCGACGCTGGCACTTTGGTCAGCATCACAACCATCGCCAACGGCACCTATGACGCTCTCGTCTACAACCCTTCCACTGGCGCTGTAACAGAGCAACGAATCACCATCACAAATAACGCCGTCACGGATTCAAGGTTGTACGGATGCCTGTTCACACTGCTCAGCGTGGAAGCCAGTGTCGGCATGTACCAAGTGGAACAACTAACCGTCGACGAAGACGGTCTCGTCAATGTCA